GATTTTGAAACACTAGCATATTATACTATAGATTTTATAGAAATGCCAGATGGAAAAATTGGATTTGAAATAGACACATATCAATCGGAGACTGCTAATGGATCTTGAAATTGAAAGTTTGCTTTTTAAGCAAGTTGAAAAACCTAAGCATTTTCTAATGACCCGTATTATCAATGTATGGGATAATCGTTATAGAATTAATGTATATATTGAAATTGAAGAAGATAATCTAATTAAGAAACGTATTCACAGTAGTTATTTTTGTCATTATAATCCTGGCAAACTCACTATTTTTTCAGACAAAGATAAAAAAATCGAAGAATCCCTAAAGAAACGCTATTGACAAAGCCGATTAGCATGGTATGCTTAGAGCATCACTTCAACAGGAGAAAAGAACATGGCTAAGGGTAAGAAAACTTGCGATAATTGTGGAACGTCTACTGGCCCGCGAGCATATATTTGTAAGAAATGCAATACTCCTTTTGTGTTTAAGGTGAAAAGCAAGGAAAAGCGAAATACTAAAATTATTCACAATATTAACTGGAAGGAACTGGTTAAGGGAGATAAAATCAAGGTTAATGGTGGCCCATATTTTGTTAGCAGGGGAGAGTTCATCCCTATGGGTTATCGTGGCCGATTTGTTGTGGAGAGTATTGATGCTAATGGTATTCTTGCATGGGGTTTGGACAAGCACCAGGGATTCTGTCATATTTATATGGGTGGAGATATTCAGAACAAAGAAACTGGAGTTTGGAAAATTAAGCATAAGTTGCTTAAACTAAAGCCAAGAATTGCTGAAGAAGTATGAACCTTAATTCTGATCAAAAAAATGCTTTGGAGAAATTGTATCTCTGTAGAGATTCTATCTTACAAAATGTTGAAGAAATACAATCTATTTTAAAACAACATTTTCCAGAAGAATATTCTATTGCTTATCAATTTTGGATTCCACAAATTATTACAGCATTATATAATCATAATAGATGGCTAAACAGATGTGACCAAAATATGGAACAAACTATTAGCCGATTAATAACTAGAGATGATTTTTCTAAAGGTGTATCTAAGTATATTAAGTAATTGGAGATATTATAATGTCAGAAGTTTATGCTATCACAGATTTGGACGGTTATGCTTCTCAAATGAGAAGTGCAGCAGCAAAAAGTATTAGTGATACTGAAGATAATTTGGATGATTATATTTCTCTGAAACAAATGATTAATTTGGTTGAAGAATTTTGTCTTGGTCACGATGACGAAAACAGAATTTTGCTTGATGAAGATACTAATGAGAAAATTTTTGAAGAAACAGCGGTTTGGATTCATAGTGTTGGACTATCAAAACTAGCAGCACAAGATTTGGTTGAGTGTGCGTGGGATGATAATTTTAATGAAATGGTATTCTGGACTAAAGAGCAACCCAAAAATGATACCAAACCAAAATCTAGACGAAAAAATAAAAAAAATCAAGGATAAAATTGCTGATATAAGAGAATATATCAGTTCGGATTTTTGTACAAATTGTATAGAAATGTATAATCAAAGAAAAATTCTAGAACAAGAATTGAAAGACCTTGAAGATGAACGTAATAGACAGTCTTAAACATTTGAGCGTTCCTGAGATTAGTGATTACTGTACTAAGAACAGTATTCCAGCAAGCGTGGCTATGATTAATATTGGCGGAGATTTTAATCTTAGTACAATGATTCGTAATGCTAATTTTTTTGGATTTAGCAGCGTACATTACGTTGGCAAAAAGAAATGGGATAAAAGAGGTAGTGTTGGAACCCATCATTACACTTCAATGTATCATCATAAAACTGAAGAAGATTTTATTCAGTCACACTCGTCTAGTGGTCGTACATTAATTGCTGTTGAGAATAATATTCCAGAATACAAAGATATTACATTTGATCCTTTCTCTTTTGATTTCTCCAATGTTGATGAGCCAATTTTTATTTTTGGAGAAGAAAATGCTGGTCTATCAGAAAAGATTCTTATGTCTTGTAGTTGTGTTCTAACTATTCCCACTTATGGAAGTGTACGATCTTTAAATGTTGGAACAACTAGTGGCATCATTATGAGTATTTATCGCAACTATTACGAAAAATATCTCAAGAGTTGACAGGGATTGGACGATAGTGTATAATAGAAAACACGGGGGATGCGACCGCCGGTAGTGGTCACCTGTCTTATAAGCAGTTCAAGAGAAAGGTTCAACTCCTTTATCCCCTATTTATTTTTGAACTATAAAAAGGAACAAACATTTATGACTAATCGTTCAAATCATTTAACAGTTTATTCTTTTTTATTTGGTATTTTATTTGTATCAGTGTTGTTTAATCTACATTTCTATTCTAGATTGTCTAGTCTAGAATCTGAGGCTGTTCTTTGGCGTTGTGGAACTAGTCAAATGGAATTTCAACAGATTCAAAATGAAATTGAAAGACTAGAAAATAATCCATTTTTTAATGCTTGTGATCCTCCTAGTGTATTAAAGAAAGGAACGGGCGAGTAAAGGTTTCGACTACATAAAGACGATTATATTGGCAAGTAGTGGTTGGTGGAAGGGCCACTTTAAAAATCTACCAAATGCTTTAACTGGCACAAATCAGTTAGCCCTTGCTGCCTGACAAAAAAGGGTAGCAACAGACTGCGATACCGAATGAGGGTAGGGATCAAAAGTCTGTCGTTAAATCCCTCTGCACTTACAATATCCAACGGGTTGTAGGTTAAGAGAAGTTGGTAAGATGGGATTAGTCTTGTTTGTTCTGTAACCCCATTTAATCTATGAACAAAATAAACTTGTAGAGAATGTAATTTGAAGTATGATAAGACAGGGGTTCGACTCCCCTCTCGTCCACTAAAAATATGGCATATTTAAATACTCCTATTCCTGTTATTGGTGGATATGTTCGTGGAAATTTTCTACGCAACCAAGAAGATTCTTTTGATAAAAAGTTTCCATGTTATATATTTGGGATGACTTCTATTCCCGCCCAGGCACCATTATTTCATTTTATTATGGAAGATGGAGGATTATGGTGGAGGATGCCTATTCACGCTTTTTGTTGGAAACTTGATAGTCCACAACAAGAATTAGACGAATTAGTTTTATGGGATTCTTTCTCGTATCACGTTTCTGTAACATCTTATCCAGTGTTAAGAAATCATACTTGTAAATTTATTTCTAGAAGGAGAGTTGAATATACTGGGAGATATTTGTTTACGCTAGATTGGGCAGGATCAACTGATAGTGGGGATACAGATTTTACTCTTAGTGAGTTTCCCTCACAACATAAATGTGGTCATTTTATTAAAATGGATAATGGTAATTTTGCTATTCAGCCAAATAATAGACTAGTAATGCACGATCCATCTTTCACTATTAAGAATGAATTAGTTATACATCGTAAATATAATGAAACTCTTTGGACAGCAGAAAGAAATATGCGATGGGTAACTCCCGATACTGATATTATGGACTATGATCATACTGATTTACAATCTGGAGAATCTAATCAAGAAAGATCAGATATGTATAATCAAATAGATAAACAAAATAATGACTAGAAAAATTTGTGTTAAATGCGGCAAAAGAAAAAACGGAAAGTCTTTTGCTAAACATAAATCTAGAAAAAATGGTTTTGATTCACGATGCAAAAAGTGTGTTGCTAAAGAGAGTAAAATTAGATACAAACTAAAAAAAGTAGCACCAGATAAACCAGAAATTTGCCCGATCTGTTGTAAAAAACCAGAAGAATTTACTGTGCCTTATAAATGGCATTTGGATCATGATCCAGAGACTAAAAGATTTAGAGGTTGGTTATGTGAAGATTGTAACCGATCAATGGGAGTATTAGGAGATACTATTCCATCTTTAGTTAGGGCTTTAAATTATCTGCTATCGGCAAAAAATTCTCAAGACCCTACTTGACAATGCCGATTCTATATGATATACTGTTGTCAACCACAGGAGATTTTGGATGACTCACGATTTTGATTACATTTGGAATATGGTTTCTGCTCTCAGAAATACTAGCAGTACTAAGGATAAAGAAGATATTATTAAGATCAACTGCGGAATCTTTAATAACCCATCGGCAACATTCGCCAAGAAAATTCTACTGTATACATATCACCCATTGTGGCAGTATAATGTCACAAGTGATAATTTGAAAAAGAAGAATTATCTTGTAGCAAGAAAGAACGTGTACGAAAATTTCTTTGATTTGCTTGATGATCTAAAGAGTCGAAGAATTACTGGGCATGATGCTATTGCTGCTGTGAACAGTTTTATTGAACATCATTCAGAACATGAGGAATTGATTCATTGTATTATTGATAAAGACTTGAAAACCCGTGCTGGTGACAAGATTATTAATAAGGCTATTCCTGATCATATTCCAGAGTTTAGTGTTGCTCTGGCAGATAAATATGAGCCTAAACTTGTAGATTGGAAGGATGGTTGGTATGTTAGCAGAAAAATTGACGGTGCTAGATGTATTGGTATTGTTGATAGTAATGGTGACACTACCTTCTACTCCCGCACGGGAAAGGAATTTGATA